AATTTAGAATTGATAAAGCAAAATTATCACCTGATGCAGGTGCTCAACCTGCAGGTGGACAGCCACAAGCACAGGCTCCAGTTGATGCCAACAAGGATGGCAAGGACGATAAAACTGGACAACCAGTACAACCTGAGCAACCTGGACAAGCACAAGGTGGTGCTCCATTAACTGGACAAGATCACAGACAACTGGGTGCTTTACAAACTAAAGCGGCACAAGGTGATACTGCTTCTGCAAAAGGATTAGTTACATATTTGTCCGGTAAATTAGAACAAGGTGCAGATCCAAAAGAGATTTCTCAGTATGCAAATTCAGCATCAGCATTGCTAAAAAGAAACAAAGCATGGGTACAACAGAACCAACAATTATATACACATCTTGTAAAATTAGCAAGAGGTATGAGAGTCGAAGCATATGACCACATATCAAGAGTGCTTGAACATGCTGGATTGTCTTGGGAAGATTTGGGTTACAGAGTTGCTGTTACTGAAAATCAAGTTATACTTTTCCCATCTGCAGAATTTGCACAATTAGAGGAGTCAGTTGCTTTACAAGAAATGAAGACATTGGCAGGATTTTAAATGCGTAGTGTTGAATTTCTCAAGCCATTTATTACACAGGTTGTAGGCACTTCACTTTTTGAAGCGGCTGATGGCAAGAACACTCACCTCGAACATCTTGAAGACAATATTTTTAACAAAGGTTTCCAAGGTGCCAAAGAAGCAATCAACTATTTGTACAGTCTACATGAAATGCTGGAAGGCAATGCCAAAGCACCTGTAGACATCACTACTAAGTGGGACGGCCGTCCTGCTATTGTTTGCGGTAAAGATCCACAGTCTGGTAAATTCTTTGTAGGCACTAAAGGTGTGTTTGCAACACGTCAGCCTAAAATTAACTTTACTGAAAAAGATATAGACACTTATCATGCAGACAGAGGTGATGCTGATGGCAGTGAGTTGAGAAACAAATTAAAATTAGCATTGAGGTATTTAAGTCAATTAAATTGGGACACAGTTGCACAGGGAGATATGTTGTGGGCAGGAAAAGAAGATTTCAAAGAGGCAGACATAGACGGCGAATCATACACTACTTTTACACCAAATACAATAACCTACGCAGTGCCAAAAGGCAGTGATTTAGAAGCAGATATCACAAGCAAAGAATTTGGTATAGTGTTCCACACAGAATATGTAGGTGGTCCTACACTTGCTGATACAAGAGCCAAGTTTGGATTCGATAGCAGTAAGTTAGGCAATGCAAATGGTGTATGGCACAGAGATGCTACTATTAAAGACCTTAGTGGTACTGTCACACTAACAGCAGAAGAAAGTGATGACATTATGATGGCAATCAAACAAGCAAGTTCATACATGCAATCAATTGACAGTGATACATTTACTTGGCTTGAACAAGGCACAGATGTAATTGGCAAAGACTTTTTACAACAGCTCAAGGCACATGTAAATGCAAACATCAGAGAAGTAGGAGAATTTGAGAAAAACCCTACAAAGTTTGCTCAAGGCTTTGTGCAAAAATATATCAATTTTATGACTAAAAAAATTGAAGGATATAAAACACAAGCCAAACAAGATGAAATGACAAACAAAATGATTGAGGGTGTAAAATTTATCAAAACACATCTCAAAAGTATTATAGCAGTTTATGATTTGTATTTAAAAATCATAGAAGCAAAATTAGTATTGTTGCGTAAGTTAGGTGCTATACAACAAATACCTACATTTATTGCCAGTGATGGTGGTTATGAAGTTACAGGCGAAGAAGGTTTTGTTGCAGTAGATAGAATGGGCAATGCACTCAAACTTGTTGATAGACTTGACTTTAGTAAAAATAATTTTGCTATGGGAAACAACAGAGGACAAGACAGTGCCGGAGTTTAAACTCATAGATACAGAATTATCTGAAGCAAGATTGTACAGAGGTACAAGACAGTTTGGTACACTGGCAGGCAAAGACATATCTAATTTAATGTTTTTGAATACATTGTTAATTTGGACATTTAGTAGATCTAAACGTGAGTCAGGTTATGCAAGGGAGTATGCAAGGCAAACAGCACAATACGGTGCTTATCCTTTGTTTAGAACACATGCTACAGACTTGTACATGTTGTGTTATCAAATATGTCACCCTAACAACGATTATGTGATACTAAAGGACCGAGGTGCAGGTAAAGAATATTTGAAAAGTTTGCAATTTGCAGATAAAAAACACATAGGATTTTTGCGTAAAGTTGCAACAGGACAAGCAGATGTCAGTGAAGCAAATTCATATTTGCTTAGACTTGATGGGCAAATGAAAATTACAGATGGTAGATATAAACGTTGGAGACGATCTTGCCTTGATTGGCGCAATTTAAGTATGATACAGAAATCAACGTTAATATATCAAATTGCACAGGAAATTAAACGTTTAGGTGGCTCTACAGGTAGACACAGTGAAATATTGGTGCCTATGCAAACATTTGTTAAAGTTAAAAAGAAAATAAATAAAATAAAAGGTGTAGACAAACAAAACGTCATCAAACGTGTAACTGGTGTAAATAAAGCACAAGGCATGAAACGTATTTCCGATTATTGGAATAAAAGAGTAAAGAAATGAGACTTCACGAACTATTTGAAGCCAGCGGTTGGACAGCGGCAAAAGTAAAAGATGAAATTAAACAAGATATTTCATATGGGTCTTCTGGTGACGTTCACCCTTACTTCAGACGTCTTGACCAAGACAAAGCGGCAGTTACAGCACTTAAATTTCTAAATCAAAACAAAACACTGTCTCATGCACTGTCAATGGCATATCAGGAACAAGGTATGAGTGCTATTGATTCAGATGCCAGGACAAAAATTTACGGACCTAAACAAACTAAAAAAGGTACTGGTAAAGGTAAAAAATGTATGGACTGTGGAGGTACTGGTAAGAAAGGTGTAAACACTTGCGGTACTTGTGGTGGCTTAGGTATTATTCCTGGTACTGCTGTAAGCAAATCTACTCCAAAAAGCAATGATGATGAAGATAATGCAGAAGGTCCAGGCAGAGGTAAGTACACAAAGTATAAAGATGGTACAGACCGAAAAAGGTCTGGTTCAGGCTTTATTGACGATGTTGTAGATAGAGTTCAAAATCATGTAGTGGGCGGTTCTGCTATCAAAGATAAAGGTTCCGACACATTTAAATTTGATTTGGATGCTAAAGAATTAGCCAAAAGATCCAAATTAAATAAAAATTAAACCTTTAAAATCACAAAAAAAGATAAATAAATGCATAGGGCATAAATATTTTGTCCGTACATATTTAGGAGAAATACAATGGCACAAGCAAACCCAAACGCGGCAGTAAGAGCCGGATCTGGATTCCAAGGTCAAACACACATTCTTTCAGTTGATGATGTTTCAACAGTTTCAGTAGAAGCGGCATGTTTAGAAGCACAAAACGAAGGATTTGTAGTTGTAGCAGTTGAAGATGACGTAGCAAATGACGGATGTCACATTGCATTACAAGGTGCTCAAGCAACACCATCTATCACAGGTACTACATTAGTTGTAACTTTTGGTTAAGATTTAAACAAATAGAAAGAGGCAGTTTTATACTGCCTTTTTTTATGGAAAGAAGATAAATAAATGCATAGGACACATAATGTCCGCATATATTTAGGAGAAGCAAATGGCACAATCAGATAGAAGAGCGGCGGCGGCTGGTGAGTTTATTGGTAAAGATATTTTCCTTAAGAGTTTTACTCAACAATCAGGAAATATTTCAGCAACTCAATACACAGCATTAGTTAGCTCAGTTCAAAACTTAAACCTTTCTGTATTAAAAGTAGGCGCAGTAAACGGTGCTGTAGTAAACATGATACTTGAAGGTGCAGACAACTTAGCAAATGGTGACATTGACGGTCACGTTATTGCAGACGTAAGTTTCTAAGACACGTTTATTAACATTAAAAGGCAGTAATAACTGCCTTTTTTTGTGGCCAAAAAACAGATAAATATTTGCATAGGACAGTTAGGTCCAACAATATACGGAGAGAGAAATGGCACAAACTAAAGTAAATCCAGTATGGGTTGATGAAGAAAAGTTTATGATCGGTCTTAAGCCAACATTTGTAGAAGTAGGTTTCGGTGCAGATGTAAGTTCAAAAACTGGTCCTTCAAGCACAATTCAAACTGTAATACATGCTATTTTAAATGAAAATGTTTCATTACTTGGCTACAGTGCATTGTATGACACCAATCAATCAATGGCTCTTATGATAGATGGCGAAAAGCCAACTGACACATGGGACGGCTCAAACAGTGAAACTTTTGCGGCACACCTTGAAGATGTACTACAAGCATTAGGTACAGTGGATGGTGTTAACCTTGCATCAGCAACAGTTACAGCAAAAACATTTGAATTAGCATAAAGTAAATCAAATTGAGAAAGGGGACTTTGTGTCCCTTTTCTTTTGATCTCAAAATCTAAAAGCAATCTGATAAATAGTACAAACGGAGACACACATGAGTATAGAAAGATCAGGTGCTATGAGTAGCCAAGAAGTTGTAACAGGCAATATAGAATTCTATTCCTTGTTTACATCTTTAGATATTACCAAAACAGGTGATTATGCTGACAATAGCCAAAAAGATTTTGAAAGTGTTGTTCAAGTAATAGGTTTGCGAGCCATGCCAATTATCATGAACAATCCTGTAGCACTAAATGGTGTTGGGCAAAACCTATTAGAAAATTATGGTGCCCCATCTATAACAGGCGCAGGCTGGATTTTCAAATTTGCTTTTGAAAGAGAAGCAGTACACACAATTGATACATTAAAAGATGAAT